CATTCGTGTTAGTATGCGGCAACAAGAGTATTATAACACGAATGCTGCTTGCCGTATCGCAGAGTGTACTCATCACAGAGGTTCATCCCATGCTTAATCAACCAGTAGGCATTGTCAATAGTCTTTGCCGCCCATTGGGTGCAGGGATGATTACGAAAGGCACCCTTCTCAGTTGCATATGAGGTTCCATCTGCTTTGGGAAGAGTGCCGTAGTTGTGATACCACTTGGATGCCACGATAGAAAGCATTTGACAACATTCTAGTGGCATTTTAACAATATGTTTGTCAGGAAGACAAATTGCTGACTCTGCAGGGAATTCGTTGGTTACAAAAATGTTCATTAGAAACAATACTTTTGGAGTACATATTTAACTTCGTTAGGTTTATCTTCCATCCAAAATGCTTCCCGTTCAATCTGCCTAACTGAAGATCCAGATATTTTTACTGCAGATTCTACATCTTGTTTCCTTCGAGAAGAAAGTTGTATTTTAGAATCAGAAATACCTAAAGGAGCAATAGATTTGTATTTACAATATTGTGCCAAATGAGCAGATTCATGTAATAGGGTTTCGTTTATGTAATGTTTTACATTATCCCTAGAAACAATTCTATCTGTACAAAAAACCATTGTTTTCTGATTAGGATTAAACCACCCATAAATGTCATACTTTTGACAGATAGGTGAGTTTTCAACCACCTTAATCCTGCGAGAAATCATTTGATAAATTTCTGTGGATTCTGGGGAAAGATATAGAAGAAATTCCATCAAGCAAAAGTACTATCGGGTTCCAGAGCAATATAATACTTCAAATTGTACTTAGAATTTGTAAACTGTGACAAAAGTTTAGAGGATACAATCACGTCATAGGCACCAGGAATGATCTTGATGTTTTCTACTTTGAAGTTGAAAGCAAACTCCGAATCAGTTTCACCAACCACAATGGCATATTCATTAGAAGTATCATTCTTTTTATCGCGTACCACGAGTTTGATTACACCCGCTTCACCAATTGCAGAAAGATCTGGGAGTTGATAAACTGCAGCTGCCTTAAGAAGTTTTTCCAAAGTAACACTATCAAGTTGAAAACAAACATCTTGAGAAGGGAGTTGAATATCCTTATCTGGAGGAGAAATAATCACATTTGGGTCAGCAAAGAAATACTTAACACGACGCTTACCCTCTTTGATGCTCAGATAAGAATCTTCTTTGAAGTCCAGATCAGGATCATTGTGAAGACCAAGACCATTCAAAAACTGATTAAGATCATAAATCGCAAAGTCACGGGGGAATTCTTCAGTAATTTCTGCTTCTGCCAGAATATTTTTGGCGACAGAAATGGTGCGAAGACGATTGCCCTGCTTCACAAGAATAGAGTTGTTGATACCAGCAAAATTCTTAAGAAGAGCAAGAGTGTTATCAGAAAGTTTCATAGTTTTGTTTTGGAGTTTCACTTGTTTTCAACGAGGTTGAGATGATTAATCAAAAGAATAGTGTAGTGCAAAACTTTGAACAAGTCGGCACGAGGAGTTCCTTTGCTGTCATAACGATCAGTGTACTTAGTAATGTTGCCAGCACAGAAACCTTCACGACGATTGTGTTTGATTTTATCAAGTGTCTGTTCTGTTCCACCAGCAGTCCTATCAACATAATGCTGATTATAAGTACCAGCAATATATTCTTCAAGTTGTTTCAGGATTTTATCTTCGTTGTATTTCCAGAAACCATTAGTATTTGTGTTTTCAGTCATAGTAATAGTAAAATTCGAATCAATCATAAAGGGAAGGCACATTTTTTACCTTCCCCAATTATATCAGAAAGGATCGGGTTGGTCAAGGTTGTAAGTTACATGCTCATATTCTTTGGGCATCTGGAAGTCAGCATCAACCTTATCGTACAGTTCAAGGAAAGCAGTCTTGGTTTCCTCATCAAAACGATTCACACAGACTTGAATTGCCTTTGCCTTATCGTTGAAGATGCTGTAGGCACGAATGATATGAACCAGACGACGGGTGCTAATAATTTCCTCAATACCACCATCATAGAAAGTTTTGCGGATGATGTCACCCCAATCCACCAGGCGCTTGCAGAAGTCACGATCCTCCACACCAAGGTCCAGAGCGATGCCCTCAAGAATCTTCTGCTCAGTAGCAGGAGCAGGATAGGACTGCTCCAGAGTCACAGGAAAACGCTCTAGGAACGCCTCGTTGAGCACGTTGGTGCCAATGAAGCGCCCATCATCGCTGCCCTTGCCCTTGGTGTTTGCAGTGGCGAATACGTTGAATCCAGCAGCAGGTTTGACAAACTTACCGATTTTCTTGAGGAAGACACCCTTACCTTCCAGAACAGATTGAAGACACAGAATCTTGTTAGAAGCAAGGTCAATCTCATCCAGCAGAAGGATTGCACCACGCTCAAGTGCTTCAATCACGGGACCATTGTGCCAGGCAGTTTCGCCATTTACAAGACGGAAACCACCAATCAGGTCATCCTCATCAGTCTCAATGGTGATGTTGACACGAATCAGTTCACGCTTAAGTTGAGCACACGCTTGCTCAATACTGAACGTTTTACCATTACCCGAAAGACCCGTAATGAACGTCGGATAAAAAAGATTGGAAGAAATAATTTTTTTAATATCGTTAAAGTTACCAAACTTGACGAAGGTATCATCTTTATCAGGAATAAGGTTTTGTTCCACGGCAGGGAGAGCAGGAGGTGCTTGATAAGAACGTTCAATCTCTTCTACACGTTCTTGAGTCACTTCCAGATTCCAACGACCACGAGAAGTCTTGAATTGCTCCAAACGACGAGTCACAGTCTGATAGTTAAGATCACGAGAAGCACAATAACCGCGAATATCTCCAGCACTCAGTTCAGAACCGAACAGAGATTGGAGATCAGCAATCAGTTGGTCATCAGTCACAGAAATCTTACGAGGCATAATGTAGTTAGGTGGTTTTGTCTTGAACTCTCATAGTATAACGACAAAAAAGGGGCAGGTAAGTGCCCCTTGTGACAGTTTAGAAAGTGGACTCAACGCTCACCACGCATGTGTCTTTCAGATTCTCTTGCCTTATGTAGTGCTTGCCCAGTATTCTGTTTTCCAGGAATATCCGTGTGGGCAGAACCAGATTTTCTTTTATTTTACTTATTAAACTTTTTTTGAAGATATTCAGTTCTTTTGGTTTCTTCAACAATACTTTGTCTCCACTCTTCACTCATGTTTGCCATAATAGCAAGAGCGTTTTCATTAGTATCTGTATATCCTTCAGCAACTAGGTGCTCAAGAATATAATCAAAAAGATCCACTCCTTCATTTGCAAGTGATTTTAAACCATGCTTCTTAACATGCTCACCTGCACGACGACCTGCTTCATGAGTTACTGAAGCAATTTTACCTAAGGTCTTTCCAGTTTCTCTAGCAATATTTCCAGCAGTTTGAGTTGCTTCACGATGACGCTTCATACCAGCAAGAATTTGTCTGGCAATTGCATCTCTAATTGGTTTTTTCGATTTTGGTTGCTCTGCCTTTGCTTCACTTTCAGCACCACGGGATTCTGGTTCTTTTCTTTCTACTTCCTTTTTCTCAGTAGCTGCTTTAGTAACTTTCTTTTTAGCAGCCTCTTTTGCATCAATCTTTGCCTTTACTTTAGCATAAGTATCTCCACCAGTTCTTTTTTTTGCTCTCCTTGCTTCGGTAAGAACATAAAGATCTTCTGACAATTCATAGACATATTCCACAAAGGACTCAAGACCAACTTTTTCAATCAGAATATCAATACCATCCTCATTCAGACCATAAGAGTAGAAGTATTCAGTAGCAACTTCTACAATGTCCTCATCAAAGACGGTATTATTATAATCTTCAAACTGTTCTCTAAGTTCATCATTATAAACTGCATTATAAAGCAGATTCATGTCTTTAATTTGTTCGGAGTTCATGTTCTTTTTAGATTTTTCCTAATTTTATTTATAAATTAGGCGACCAACTCAATAAACTCACCAAGAACCCGCTTGTTCATTTTCTTACTCTTCAAACTCTTCACAAAGGCATTCTTGATTTGAGTCTTGTTAGCATCTTCAGCAACCTCAAATTCACTATCAGAAGACAGTGCAGTTGCAGAAAGTCCAAAGTAAGTATGATATCCAGAACTCTTAATAGAGAAGGACTTTTCTTTCTTCCAAGAATTCATTACCTTATCATACTCATCCCCATAATATCCACAATAACGGCGAATAAAGGAACCAGCATCACGGGATTCAAGAACACGAATACCGATAAAGTTCACGGTAGAAAACTTATCACGGAGATTGTGAAGAAGAACATCGGTAAATGTCCACCAATCACCATCAAATGAATATGTGTGCCCAGTCTTACGATCACGCAAAAAGGAATTAGGTCCAATGTGATTCACACCCATATAAGGACCATCCTCCCACTTACGATGAAATTCACGGTGATATTTTAGGGGTGATGCTTCCCCATCAGTCAAAATCACACACTGAACCTTTTGGAGTTTATTTTCTTTCTGGAATTTAGGAAGAATCTGGTGAAGAGCAATCATAGTCTCATTCAGAGGAGTTCCAGAAAGATTGAGACCAGTAGGAATACTATATCGGGCATAGTATCCATTCAAAAATGCCTTTGCAAGACGAAAGATGTTTTTCATCTGATCATCAAGAGTTTTACCATTCACCTTACTGGTAAGAAGATTCATCAAAGAGAACCAATCCCCAACTTGAACCAAACCATCACGCTTCTGATAGGAAGATTGGCGAAGAGTTGCCTTACCATTCTCATCATAAGATGCAACAGGATAATCATTAGTAAAGGCATAAACTTCAAAAGGAATGGATACCTTTTTACAAAACCAAACAAGATTGAAAAGTTGCTTGACAGTATCCAGCATCACATTCTGCATAGATCCAGACCAATCCAGAATAAACACAAGACCGTGATTCTTACCGTTAGCAAGAGTAGTAACCTTCCTGAATAGGTCTTCGTTGTATTTGTAAGTATGAAGTTTGGTGCAGTCCAAAACACCAGTGCGAGAAGTTGTAGCACGAGCATAGGAATCTGCTGCCTTACGGCACTCAAATTCTTTTACCAGATAGTTGACTTCCTTCTGCGCAGAACGCTTGAAGTCTACAAACTCTTTATCAACTTCACTAAAAACCTCTTCGTAAGAATAACCTAGTTTCTCAAGATATTCATCCCACTGAACTTTACAGGTATGGTGAATATCAGCATTATTTCCAATAATCTGCTTCATATCCAGTTTAGGAAGTTCGAGATAAACATTCTCACAACCATCATTAGACAGAAGATCTTTAAGTGCTTTCTCAAGATTATCCATAGTTTTCACCTCAGGGTCCGAGGTTTCACCACCTTGAGATTGCTGCTGTTGTGGTTTTTTATTCTCACCATTCTCTTGCTCAGCAGCACCCATACCATCACTATTTTCCATTTCAGGTTGATCGTTCTCACCTTCCTCCTGATCAAGAAAATCGGAAGCAGGACTATTACCAGAACCAGAAGTCTGATTCTCGTGCGAATCCCACTGAACCTTAGTTTCCTCTTCCTGCTTTTTCTTACAATACTTGTAAAGTTCTTCTGCGGCGATCAGAACATCAGCAAAAGTTTCACTACAATCAATTAGATTAATGATTTCCTGCTCTTCTGGAGTAAAGTCCAGAGACACAAAGTTTCCAATCTTAAAATAAAGATTTGCTCGGTCAGCAAGATTATAGGTAGAAATATCATCATCATTCAGTTGAAAGAAATCATCATCGGATAGTTCCTTATAACCGTTAAAGAAAGTCTTGGCGAGACCAGCATAGCGGCGCTTCATCATCTTCTCAATTCGTGCATCTTCAACGATGTTCACAAACTGAGGAGGAACTTTTACTTTCTCCAACCAATCCTCATCAGGAGTATAAAGGGCGTGACCAACCTCGTGACCCACCAGAAGGTCATACACAGTGTTGCTTGCCTTCTCCCACATAGGAAGAGTCAACACACGGGTATGAACATTGAAGCAGGCAGTCTCCACCTTCTTGTGCTCAACCACAAGGTCTTCGGTAGCAAGAAGTTTGGCGAGTTGAGATTTGATTTCGTGATTGACGGGCATTGGTGTTTTTCGGATGTCCGTATCATACAAAAAAAGAGGGCAGTGAAACCCTCTAGTGTGCCAGTTTAGAAAGTGGTCTCAATTTGGACGGCGCTTTTGCATCATCTGCTTATTTTTATCATCCCCAGTACCTAAAACTGCTTTCGCTGCACCCTTTACAGCAAAACCAATTGGATCAGTAATATTTTTTTGAGCTGCTTGTGTTGCTTGTGCTTCAGAGGTTCTTGAATTTGATGCAAGTTTTCCTATCAATTTAGCACCACCAACACTCAAACCCATACCCTCAACAATACTCTCAACCCATGCTTCACTCATTACACACATAATTGCTTCTGCAGATTTCTCATCAGATGCAAAACCCTCATCAAGAAGATATGAGAGAACTTCTTCACGAACTGAACGAGGATTAAAATAAGGATTCACATCAGAACTATACTTCTTTTTTGATCTTGCAGCCTTTTCTTTCTCATATTGTGCAACATTTGCATCCCTTCTTGCCGTTTCAGCATCACGCCTTTGAGATTCAAGTTTCTCTCTTTGTCTAGAAAGTAAACTACCTTCTTGTTTTTTTGCTTTATTTAATTTTCTCGCCATTGTTACAAAAACTTTTTAAGTATTTATAATCATGCAACCTTATAAGATTTGTTGTTCCAAGTAAAAGTAGAACCCATTCCACTCTTCTGTTTTGCTGTTTTATATGCCTTATCAAAAGACTGTGCTCTAGTCAAACCTTGATCTGGATTTTTTGGACCTTGTTGTGGTCTATAATCCCCCCTCTTAAGAGCACCAGTTAATGTAGCATCACCAACTGGTCTAGGTGCCATTACAGCAGCAGCAGGAGCAGTAACACCAGCACGACCAGTACTTGCAATATTTCTTAGTGTAGAAACAACACCAGCAGTTTTAGCAACTGGTTCAGCAACTTTTCTTGCCTGGCCAGCAAATCTTTGAAGTTCAGGAAACTTATCCATATTTGGACCAGTAGCACGAACAGTAGCACCAGGTCTATAAGGATTTGGTCTAGGTTGGGTTGTGGGTGGTTTTTGTCCAGAAGGTGGTTTACCAACTGGAGATACTTTTGGAGTATTTGGTGGTTTTGGTGCCTTAACGGGTACAGGTTTATTCATAAAGGCAGCTTTAAATGCTCTTCCAAAAACTTGAGTTGGATTTGGTCTATCAAATCCAAACATATTAGCAATTCCTCTACCAATTACTTCCTGAGGATTCATTTGGTTTTCAATAATTAAAACCATAATTTGGTTCGATTCTTCTTCACTATATCCTTCATCAAGAAGATGTGAGAGGATAATATCATAGAGATCTGATTGTTCTCTCACTTCTTTTTTTCTTTTTTCCGCCTTTTTTAAGAGTCGTTGTTTGGCATCATATGCTGGTTTATTGGGACCATCCTGTGCCATATAACCTTCTCTAGAAGCATTTAACCTATCAACTAACTCTTTTGGTGCTCTTCTTGTATCAACTTCTTCGTAAATCTGATTATAAGCTTCCCAAAGACCGACAATTTCCTTATCTCTCATTTTTTCAAGACTTTTTAGATATTTATAAAAAAACACCCCTTTCGGAGTGCTTTTTCTTGAGTGCTTGGCGTCGTGCCTTTGCTTGTCGGAGTGCTTGCGGTTTCAGTTTCCGCTTCTGCTCCTTTTTGCTGTGATGCTGCCAGTTTGGAGTGTTCATTAGTCTTGTGCTTGTGAGGACATCATACGGGAAAAACCCTTGATTTTCTCAAAACGAAGGACACTTTCAAATTTGTCATGTAGTTCTGCCTTATGAGAAATCACAAATATATTAGCATCCTTAATCACATAACGGATAATCTTAAGGAACTCATCTGTACCAAATCCATCAAGTGAGGAATCAAATACCTCATCCATAATCAGCAGATTGGTATTGACGGAATTTTTGACTCGTGCCACTTCTCTCCAAGTGAAGAGTAGGGCAAGATCGATTCTCATTTTTTCACCTTCACTAAAAGAACTATAAGAAAAGTCTTCGTGAATGGGTGATTTTACCGTTTCGTTGAACTCTTCATCAAGATGGAAGTTAATATAAAAATCCATCATCTGAAGATAACGATTCACCTGCTGATTGATGAATGGAAGATACTTCTTGATGATCTTCGTTTTTACACCATCATCCTTGAGTAAGGAATAGGCAAAATCGTAATAAACGATTTCTTCTTTTTTCTTTGAAAGGTCTTCGAATGTTTTTTGGAGATTGGTTTGAAATTCTTCTAACTTCTCATGCTCAGTATTTCTGTTTGCAAGATTTTGGGCAATAGTTTGAATTTCAGATTCAAGGTCTCGGATTTGTCTCTGGTTGAGGGAAATCCTAGTATTGTTTTGAGAAATCTCATGATTGAGTTTCGTAATCTCCTTAGATAGAACTGTGAATTGACGCTCTCGTTCTTGTTCTAACTTTATAGTCTCCTCAAGTTCTTGAAAACCTTTCTGGAGTTCCTTTGCTTTATTTTGAGCGTCTGTAA